CTACTGACTCAACAAAATTGTTAGCATTCAGAATTCTAAATTGATCAGTAATTATCGCTGACATTGTATTTAAACTTTTTCTTTTTATTTATAGAGGTAATTTAATCAAATTCCAAATACCCTGATAGCACCTGATGATCTGAGACCTCTAAGAGACCCTACAGTATAGTTCTTTCTTTGAATAGTTGGGAAGGTGGATAATCCTGAATTTACAGTTAAACCAGTAACTCCAATAGAAATAGGATTATTTGCCCTTGTTGCATTATACAATCTACCCCAAGAAATTTTACCTAATTCAGTGCTTATACCTGGATTAGAATTATTAAAGTTACCTGTTTGTGCAATGCCTAAGACTGATGAACTGCTATTTGTATGAATATTACATGTAATTTCTCCATTTTCACCAAGTGTTGAGACTGCATGCACTTTGTAAATGTTATCTACAAATGTAGTTCCAACACCAACTATCGATAAATCTTGACTGTCTACAGATGTAACACCATTACCAACAGAGGTATCTTTAATTAAAACTGGATAATTTACTAGTAATCCATTTGCTGCTTTGTCTGCTCTAAAGAAGAATTTAAGTGCTAGAGGATGACTTCCTGTACCTGTGGTTGTAGTTATACCAGTAATAATACCAGTGAATCCTTCTACATTACTAATTGATGTAATCTTTTCAGTTTCAAATGATGGCAATTCAACTATTACTTGTGGTGGAGTAAATGCAGAATAACCTAAACCTGGATTAGTAATTGTTGCGGATGTTAATGAACCATTAGTTATTGTAGCTGTAGCAATTGCTGTTGTACCAACTCCTACTGGAGCACTTATTTTAATTGAAACTGTACCACTATATCCTGAACCTGCTTCAGTTATATCTAAGGAACTGATTGTTCCAGCAGCAGATACAATCGCAGTTGCTGCAGCACCTACATGTATTTCACCTGAAGTAATAAGTGCATCAACAGAACTGAATGCTAAATTATAGTCACCATCTGTTTCATCAGGATTACTTGCACTAAGATGATCACCTTTTTCATAGAAGAAAACTTCAGCATCGTCAACAAATATACCATTTGTATTTCCATCACCAGATGAATTGGTTAAATCACCAATAATTTTAGATGTAGGATAAACTTGGGGTTCTAATATTTCTCTTGATTTATCAATTTTTTTACCACCAAGGTTAATATCTACTTTTTGTTTTGTCCATCTAATTGGTTTATCGTTATTTTCATCAATACCAGCACCAGTATAGATATCGGTTTCAACCAATTTAGCACCTAATAATTCTTTAAGTGTCCTTTCTGCTTGCTGAGAAGTTGTTAATCCAACAGGATGTCTGAATAATCTTAACTCATCACCTATCTTAACTGTTTGTTGAATATCAGCAACGTCTACATCAACACCCTCTTCACCTTTATAGAAGAATATATCAACTTTTGCTTCTGGTCTTGGTGCTTCTATAAACTCAAATGTTGTACCACCATCAAATGTATATGATGAACTTGGTTCTTGTAATACACCATTCACAAATATAAGTAAAATAGCGTTCAAATCAATAAGTTGAGAACGTGCGTTATTAATATCTCTTTCAAAACTTAGTAATTGACCATTGAAGAATAATGGGAATCTTGTTCTTGAACCATCTTGTAAGTTGCGGATAGAATCAATAAAGTCTAATTCACCAAACTGCCAAGAAGAGAATTTATCACTGAATGTTTGTACAACCTCTAATTCAAATTGTTGTATAGGTTGTGATAAATGTGCAGCAGTAACTAATCCTACAGGTGTAAACCTATCACCAACTTTGAATGAATGTCCAGGTCTTGCGATAGAAAATTCAGAGATTTCAAAAGTAGTAGATCCTATACCTACTGTAGTCTTCGCTGCACTGACTTTACAATCAACTAATAAATTAGAACCTGTATCAGTAGTTGCACCAACACCTGCTCTTGAAACACCAATTATTGGTAAATTATCATAATTTGGTTCAGGTATAATAATTTCTGGATTTACATAACTTGTTCCAGCAGAAACAATAGTAAATGCTAGTGTACCACCTACACCGACTGATGCGGTAACAACTGCACCACTACCTGCACCACCACCAACTCCAACTTGAAGTGTAATTGTATTAGTTGTAGTTCCAATAATAGCAGTTTGAATACCAGCAATAGGATCTGAATTTGGGAAACTTGTTTTAGATACAGAGCGAGGATATGGATGGTCTGAGAAGAAGTTATCTTTTGAGCATTTAAATACTAATCCACCAGTATCAATACCAACTGTATCACTCGTTGTTAATCCATGATTTGGTATTGTTAGTACAAGAGTTCCAGAGTGTGAAGTATATACTGCATTAGTTGCTGTAAATGCATTTGCTCCTGTAGCAGCAAAATTACCTTTGCGGATTGAATTAATACCAGCACTGACAAATCTGTGCTCAAATGCTAAATCTGTAACTCCAATTGCAACAGAACCACCACGATATCCAGAACCAAATGTTAAGTCCTCGAAGAACTCAAATGCTTGACCACCACCAACATAAGTATGTACAATAGTGCTTGGTCCTGCTTGTACCTCAAAAGTTCTGTCAGATACAATACCTACCAAGAATAAAGGTCTTTCATGGTCTTGGAATATTGTTGTCGTTACACCACTATAACCTACACAACTAAACTCTAAGTTTTTCAACTTAACAGTATTAGGTCTTTCAAGTGCAAATCCGTGCACTTTATTAGTGGTAACTGTGATAATACCAGTGACATTATCATATGCAGCAGTTTGTATCCCAAGATTAAATCCTGAAGATGTTGCAATACCAACAACACTTGTAATTCCACCGTTAGCATCTTTAAATGCTTTTACTTTTGCTCCTTGTAGTGGTGCATATCCAAGACCTGGTGTTGAACCTAATGAAACAATCAGTCCACCTCTTGGAACTTGATTCTGGTTAATATCAAATTCTGATACAATAAAATCACCATTAGTAGATGTGATACCAGTAAATTCAACAGTTGATATACCAGCAGTTGTGTCTGATTGGAATTCGTAGTTATTTCCAGTGTTATTGACTGTTAATGGAGTTTGGAATACACCATTAATAAACAGTACACCATTACCTAATCCAATACCAGATGAAGTGTTTGCACCACCAACAGTAAGAGAATATGTTTTACCTATTCCTGTAAAGTTATCTGATATGTCATCAAATAACATGTTTGTTGTATAATTTGATCTTAAGAATGTTCTACCACTAAAGTTCGCTCTTACAAATGGTAAATTAGTTTCATCTCTTCTTGACCTATTGTTACCTTTTGGTGGATCTGCAAAGAAAACAGTACTATCAACGATATTAAATGAACCTCTATGAACCCTTGCAACATCATTTGCTGTATGTGAAGTTGCTGCGATACCTAATTGTCCCCTTTCAACTTTGACGACAGGTAGAGTCGCAATACCTGCTGCTACATCAGTAGAATCATTAATAGTGCCTGTAGGTGTGCTTGAGAATCCAACCTCAGTCACCTTCATATACTCACCATTTATTTTTAAGAAATCAGTTGGTTGTATTGAACTAATACCACTCAATACGAACTGAGATAATCCAATACCTATAGTACTATTATGAGTAAACCCATCAAATATACCAAAGTTATGAGTGATGGATGTGAATGTAATTGGTTGTTGAACAACACCATCCAAACCAATAATAGTTTTTGTTAGTTGTTTGTTCATACTCAACTTATGAGCATTACCACCACCAATTCCTGTTAATTGAATTGGATTACCAGTAGCAACATACTCAGGTCTTGAATATAATTCAAATCTATTCTCATCAATAACTTTAGCAAACACTGTGCTTGGTAATAATGTAGTAACTACTCCAGCAATATTTGCAGTAGAACCTATTGATATCGCAGTGCCAGCAATTCCAATAAATGTTGAATCGGGTGTATATGTTAATTCTTCATTATTATTAAAGAAATGACTAGGAATGGTTATAGTGCTTGTAGTTGTACTGATTGTCCCTGTATTACCTGGATTGAATACTTTAGAGTAAATTGGAACTTCTTTATGTTTGAGTATAAAATCTTTCTTATTTGCTCTAAGTCCAGCAGCACCATCATAAGTTGATAAGAATATTTCTTGATCAACTGTACCATATGTTAAGTTTGGAGGTGTATTTGCAAAATCACTAGCGGTATATAATATTTGATTATAAGATTGAACTTCAATTAGAGAGTCAAACTCAGAATCTGGATAGAATCTTAAATTTATATCATCACCTACTATTTCACCACCAAATGTTCCGATACCAGTTGTTGAACCTGCAGAAACAAATGGGTATTGAACAGTTAAGATATCATCATCATCTCTTAAAGATACAATTTGATGAACTGCAGATGTATCACCACAAGATACTCTTACTAGAGATTTAACAGAAGTATCAACTAATTTGTTAATAGTTGCATAAGTTATTGGACTTGCTGTTCCTGTAATATAACCAGATTGCAATCTAGCACTTCTTTCAGAACCTGCGGGTTGACCAGATACTGAAAATCTATATGTTCCAATACCTATTGAAGTTGAACCTAAACCAACTATGTTTGCTCTTACATCAAGTACATTTACTCTATCATTCTCACATTGTAATTTAATTAAATTGTTTTCAACTCTTGCTGTAATTACACCTACTACACTATTACTTAAACCTGATTTAGTATCAACATATGTTTCAGCAATGGTTGTATCGGTGCCATCAAAATCAATGACGACTTCATTATAATTAATTTGTTTTGTTACGCTATCCTGAACAAAGATTGATGCATGTAAACCATTAAAATCAAATGTTGGTACTTCCAATATTGTGGTTGTTGTAAATCCTACTGTTGTTGATGCGATACCTGCGTTTACACCAACTAAATCTACGTGACCTATACTATTTGTTCCGATGCCAGTTAAATCCGTATTAAAGTCAATTTTTAATACTTTAATATCATGGTCTCTAGTGAACTTTTCAGTTGGTTCAAATAGTAGATTTTTTGTTCCAGTAGGTAAAATTTCAGTTTCAAAATCACCTAATTTTGTTGTTGTAAAGTCAGTTGTTTTTTCAAGTAAGAATGCATCACTTTCAGTTGTAATGACTACCACTTCAGAGAATTGAGAATCAAATGTATCAGGATCAACTATCTGAACTAGGTAATGTCCAAAATCTTCATCTAGTATATCTAAAACAGTATTTGTACTTTCAAAACCTTCACTTGAGAAGTTTTCGCTTATATCATCATGTATTAATACTCTATTAGTTTTACATCTTGTAAAATCAGTTAATGTTCTATTTTTAAGAGTTAAAAACTTAGAACCATTAATTCTAGTATCAAAATCTCTAGCAAAATCAAAATTGTTAATTGCATCAACTCTTTGTTTATCATTAAGTTCGAGAACATTACCAACATCTAATACAACTACTTGATCTGATTGGCGAACCTCACCAAATCCAACCTTTAATGTAGATAATATTGAAGTATCAGCAAAATTCTTTAATCCTGATGGATGAACTAATCTATTAACAGGATTAACAAATTTTTCCCATTCAACTGAACTCTTGACAGTATAAGATAAGTTTTGGTAGTAATCATTATCAGGTATAACTTGGTAGTCCTCATTTAACTTACCAATATCATCCAACCATCCATATTCTTGTCTATTAGAGAAATCTGTTGTAAACTTCGCTTGATTATCAACTAAACTTGTAATTTCAGCAGATACGTTACTTAGTTCACCTTTAATTCTATCACCAACTTTAATCTTGAATTTACCGTCAATTTTAATATAATCATTTCTTACTTCAATAACTTTAAGATCAGTAATTACATTATCAATAATTAAAGTTTCTTTTAATTCAAATACACCCCTAGATTGTACGGGTTCAATTACAGGATATTTTTTCTTATTAACTAATGTTGCATAACCAGATTGGAATGTTTTTGCAATTCCTGGATTAGTTGTAACACCTGCTAAACTGAATTCTAAAATACATTGTGTTCCAGCAGAATATCCTGTAACACCAAAGAATTGGTAATTATAATCCTCTGAATTATAACCACTTCCCTCTACGGATGTATTAGTTGAAATTCCACCTTGAGTTGCACCAATACCTGATTCACCTACTCTTTGGATACCCTCAACAAAGACTTCATCACCAATAGCGAATGGTTGCACATCAAATCCATTAATTGGTGTCTCAAGGAAACATGTTACAACACCAGAATTACTTGTTTGAAGCGAGTTAATACCAACTCCATTTGAATTATTAATTGAAATAATCTTATGAACAACTGAATCTAACCCAGTAACAGGTGATAATACATCTACCTTTGAAATTGTTTGATTAGGAGAAAATGGTTGTAATGAAACATCATCAACAACTGTATTAGATACTGGATTGAATACTATGAGATTAGGTGTGCTAATATAATCTGCACCACCACTCTTGATATCAACATCTGTAATGACATCAAGATTATCGATATTAACAACTGGAGAAATGAACGCTTGTGGACCTAAAGTTTTATCTGATGAATATTCATATCCAACATCAACAATTCTTACCTTTTTGATTCTACCTATTGTTTTTGATGATGCAACAATATTAGCATCAGCACCACTTACACTATTGACTCTCTTAAATTGAGGTAGTTTTTTATAATTAAAACCTGGTGATAATATTCTAAAGTCCTTAATTGCACCATGTACCGATGTAGATCTTGTTGAATATTCTAATTCATCACATTGTTCATTTGTATATGATAAAAATTCAGGTATTTTTGGAGAGAATTGGAACGTGTCATCTTGAACATTAAATATCTTATATTCACCATTGTATACACTATCAACAAATCTTATTTCAGAATAATTTGATACTTCTGTATCAGCAGTGCTTATAAACCCACCTTTAGTTAAACCATAGTATAGGGTTATTGGTGTTGATGATGAATACTGTACTGTGAGTGCTGCACCAACAGGATCTGTATTATTTGTTCCAATTCCAATTGTCCCTGCAACACCAACATTGAAAATACTCGAATCTTGAGAACTTAAATACTCATTTGTTAAATTTTTATCATAGAATATTTTAAAATCAAAGTTTGCTAATGTAGTGCTTGAGAGTCCAAATGTTAATTTAGAATTTTTAACAACATCAATACGAGGATTAATTGGTGCAATTGATTGTGTACCACCTGTATTTGCAGTTATTTGAACAATTCTAATTGGTTCTGAACGTAAATCTTCTATTGTTTCAGTTAATTGGAATCTTCTATTACTTACTTTGTTAACGAAATATGTTCCAGTGCTCAGACCTGTGGCATCTCCATCATAAAATACCTTATCACCAGTTTTAAAACCATGATCTGCAAGGTCTATTTGGTTTGTCTCAACATCAGAGGCAGTAAATGATATAGGATTTATAATTAACTTATCAAAATCAGAGTTATAATTTACGTTGACAGGAACTGTTGTACCTGAACCAACTACAATATTTGGAACAACATTTATCTTAACTACGTCACCTTCAACTAAGTTATGAGTTGTTGTATTAGCAGCTGCTACATTTGTTGATACTGTTGTAATAACTTTTTCAATATCACCAGTTACTTGTTCTTTCTGAGTTTCAAAGAAGTATAATGATGAATTAATACCAGCATTTGAACCATTAGTATAGAAAAATAATCCTTCACCAGTGCTTCCAATACCTACTTTAGATGTAACTAAACCAATATTATCAGGACCTTTATTGATTACAAAAACTTCAGTAGAGTTTGCACCTAAAAATGGTAATTTAAACTCTTGAACTAGGTTAGTTGTTCCTACATCAAAACGATTTGCACCATTTCGTTTATTTAAAATTAATTTTTGACCATTCTTAAATGGATGATTTGGTATCCTGATAGTCCTTGTTGGTATAGAAACTCGATCAACTCTAGTTCCAGTGAATACATCTACCTCAATAGCACCACCTGCAGTTGTTCCAACACCAACTGATTGACGACCATTAAAGTAAACTATATCATTTTTCTCGGAAATGAACTTTTGAGTGCTAACTGGTATTGAAATTTTATCATTTAATATGTCTACATTTGAACCTAAAGTATGTGCTATACCAGTATTTCTTTGAACTCGAACTAATCTTTCAATTGGAAATACACCTAATATCCTTACTACTTCAGTCGCACTTGTATTACCTGAACCAATCCTGATAGAACCACCTATTGAGAGGTCATTAGGTATTTCAGTTAAGGCGATATCTTGTACTAAACCAGCTACAGAACCAACTGTCATATTTCCTGCTAGACTTACCCGAACTGTAGATACTCCAACATTAAAATTATTAGTTAATTTCTTGATATCTACCGATAAACTAGAAATATTAATTACATCTTGATCATTTACTTCAATAAATGGTGAATAGTTAGCAACTACTTCATTATCACCCTTCCACTCAAATACAGCAGGACTAAATGGTGTAATAGTTGTATCAATACGAGATACTCCAACACCCACAATTTCACTAACTTGTGCTTTAAATCCTGAACCATTAGTATCTTCATCATCAAATTCTGTTAAATCACCTATCTTATAATCTTGTCCTCCATTTAAAATAGTGATTGCATCTACATCACCTTTTGTTACAGATTCAATAACAGATAATTGCCTAATTTTCTCATATGACTCAATTACAAAATCATTACCAGAAAATTTTTCATCAACGTTGTATGGGAATGTATTTCTTCTTAACTGTGAATTATTGAAATTAAAGTCCTGATCAAGTATTTGATTTTCTTTAATAAACGGTGATCTGTAAGTGTTTCCTATAAAATATGGATAAACTCCTTCTAATTTGTTTGTATTAGTACCTAAACCTACAGTTGTGAAATATGCATAGATTCCATTAGGAAATTCTGGAGTTTTACAAAATCTACCATTATGAATATCAAGATCACCTGACTCGTCAAACACATGGTCTTCTACAAAGAAACCTGGTGCATATCCTGCAGGTCTATTTGTCACTTGTGAAATATCAGTTTTGTATGATGATTGTATTATTTTTAAATCAGAGTTAATGTTATCTGCCTGAGAGTAACCGAAAGGTCCATAAATTGGGTTTCCATCATATGCCCATCCTATAATTGGAGAGTGTCCTATAATTTGTGCGAATTCACCTGTGTTTGGATTAACTGTAAATGTATTTTCAAAATTATTTGCTATCTCTTGAGAATATCCTAATATACTAAATTTAATTCGACCATCTTGTGTTGCTAGGAAAGAATCCCCAAACCTATGTTGATCATTTAAAGTTAAACTTCTAACTCTAGCACTGAACTGTCCGTTTTGCCCTCTTGGAAACGCTCTGACCTCAGTAGAATTACTATCATACCCAATACCAGTATTAGTCACTACAGCATCGATTACTTGCCCATTTTCGATGATAGGTCTTACAACTGCACCTGCTCCAGCTCCTGAAGAATCTGTGATTCTAAGTTCAGGACTTGAATTATATTCCCTACCTCTGTTAACAACTACTACATTAGTAATTCTACCATCAACTATGATAGGTTTAAATTCAGCGAACCTTCCATTTTCTATAGAAACTTTTGGAATGACTTCCTTATCAAGAGTTACAGAACCATAATTTGTTCCCTCTTCATATAGATATGCACCAATAATTTCACCCGTAACCACAGGAGTAATTGTAAAGTTACCTGTAATTGTTGAACCATAAGATACGTCAATATTTACTTTTATCTCTGGATAGTTGAATATTTGAAATCCTGAACCTTTTGTTTTAAAATCAACAAAACTACCTCTATTGAAGTTTGTAGTAGATGTACCACCAATACCTGCATCAGCAAGTTGGAAAGTATCATCAGTTAATTTTTTAACATAGTATTGTGATGTAGTTGTTAATCCTTGTATTGCAGTGGTCTCTGCTGAATATTCAACAAGTTCCCCAGTATTAAATCCGTGATTTTTAAATGATACTACATTAAGTGAAGTTGATATTCCTACTGGTTTGACTCTTAATTTGCGATGTGTATAACCTGTTCCTTCCTCTAAAACTTTAACTGATACTAATGTATTCTTATCTTCAGTTTTAAACTTATGAATACCACTTGCTAATGTATCTGTAGATAGACCCACAGTGTTAATACCTGCCAATCCAAATATAGCATCTACTCTTGAATTAAATAATCTTACTGTTGATGGGTTAACTACTCGAATAAAGTATGGAGCACCATCTGATAATGTACCTGTAACTTCATTAGTAAGATCATATGCACTACCAATACCAATAGGTGCATTATTGTTGGCACTATAGTATAGTAATTGCCCATCTACGAGATTATGATTTTCCTTAAATGTAATTGTTTCATTTACAATATCAACACCACCATTGAAAAATACATCTCTACTATCAAATCTTAGTTCTCTATTTCTTGAACCTAATACAGGTTGTAATACACAACCAGTACCATTACCACCTGTAAGAGATATACTTGTAACTGCATCAATATCAAAAGTTTGTGGGTCTACGAATACTTCTTTAACTGTTCCCTGAACTATTGGTTCAGCAGCAGCACCTACACCACCACTACTTGTTTCTATACCAATGATAGGAGGATTCAATACATCATATCCTGAACCCTTGTTAGTTAAGTCAATTGCTTCAAGTGAACCAAAATATATTTGATTATCAGACTTAGGAGACCTGACTTGTACACCATTTATTAATATTCCAATATCAGTTGTTGGTTCTTCTTGTTTAGATGCAACGAATAAATTTTGAGATAGAGGAATTTTTCTTAAAATTTTATTTGCTTCAAGTTCTCTACTAGAGTGTCTTTTTAATACAAACCTATGAACATCGGTTGTAGATGTTGTAGGACCAACTTGCACTGTATTAGCAGTTCCTATTTGTGCTGTAGAGTTGAATAATCTTAATTTTGATATGTTCTGATTTGGTCCTGGTAAAATTGGGTCAACAAAATAAGTTCTACCAGTATCTAATCCAACTAATGCTTCACCTTCTGGTTGATATATGATTGCATCACCTTGAATAAATTTTAAATCAGTGTTAGGTGGGGGTGTAAACTTTATAAAACTATATTTTTGATTAAGTGGATTAAATCCTTCTAATACTGATGCTGTGCTACCAGTTAAAGTTTCTTCAATAATATCTACTTTTATATCATAACTTGGTAAGGAATTAGATGCTACATAACCATCTTGATTACCATCAACATATACACTCAATGTATCTGAGATTACGTTATTATTTCCTTGAGCAAGAGTAACACCTGAACTAGTAACTTTTTCAACAATTCTACGAATGTCATACAGTTGATTTGCTATCTGAGTAAAACCAGCAATGTTCGTTGCAGAGAATTGATTTAATGCTACGTCAATACTATCAATCGTACCACTACCTACTATAACTTGTTCATTTCTTTCTAATATTTCAAATCTATCACCTTTCTTCAAATATGCTTTGTCAATTAATGTGTTTAATTTAAATGTTGAACCAGATATATCAACTTCAAATCTTGATGCAGTATTATAAATCCAAGAGTTTGCAAAAATTTGTTTGTAATTAAGTTTATCATTCTCTATCTTTTCACCGATATTCTTTACAAATAAGTTTTCAGATTCATTGACCAAATTGATATCAGTTATCGGTACTAATTCTGATAGAACACCTGTGATTCTTAAATCAACTCTCTTAGTTAAATCTCCATTCTCATATCCAAATATTGTTTCATCAGAACGTATATCATCAGCAGTACCGATACCCACTCCAACTCCACTACAACCAAAGAATTGATTAATCGATTTTGACGTATAATTGATGGCAGAATTAGCACCACTTATAATAGTGCCTGTAGTACCAAACCCAACGGTAGAGTCTACATCGATAACTGTAGCACCTGCTACTGCCCCTCCAATAACCTTTGTTTTACCTGGTATAGTAAATACACCTTCAATCAAGTCACGGTCACTAAATCCAACAAATAGTGCCATCTTATAGTAATTTTTACCTTCTCTCTTAATAATTTCAACTTCAGATACTGACGCACTAGTAGATGTATCAGTGGATTTAAATATTGTTTGTCCAGTTAAGTTTTGTGGTTCACCTGTTGGTGTGATTAAATCTGCAACAATAACTTCACGACGTATAAATTCAGCACCTGATGGTTTAATTAAATTACCCTCAAGGTCTAGAATTTTAGATTCAACACCATATAATACTTTAAATAAAATTCTTATTGATTCTTCGACACCCTTTGACTGATAGAATGAACGAGCAAACTTTACAAAGTTTCCTACATCTAAATTATCTGCAAAATCATTATTTTCTAATCCAGGTAAAAATTGTTTCTTTAATTTCTTAAAAAACTCTTGTAAAAATAGAACGGATAAGTTTTTAACATCTGCACCTGATGTATGAGATGATGCTGCAGTATCACTAAATTGTAAACTCTCTTTATTAACATTCAGTAAAGACGATGAGATACCAACGTTATATCCTGTAACACCACTGAAACCTCTTACACATCCTGTAAATGTATTAGTTGTAATACCTGTATATGTAATTATCTCATCATTTATTTTTAGTAATCCATATTCTCTTGGAAAACCAGTAGTACTTGGTACTGTAATTGTAGTATCAGTAGTAGATAAATCTGTTAATGAAGTTGTAACACCAACAACAACTTCAGGTACTAGATTATCTGATTTTAAATATTGGTCAAGATTACTAATTAAGTCACTAGGACCTCCTTGAAATTCTTGAGAAATATAATATTGTTTTAAAAACTCAGTAGCTTTTGAAAAATCAGTGCCAACAAACTCAGGCAACTGATTTTCAATGATAGTATTTACTTGTATTCTTTTGTCAATTTGTGACATAAATTATTTCCTCTCTAAATCTCCATTAGAGTAACTTGAAGTGTAGTAATCCCGTGTAAACACAACTCCCGAAACATCTTCTCCTGAAGCAATTACATCCTTAACAGTATTTATTGTACTCTTTGAAACATCAAAATTAAGGTATAAATCTTTTAGACCTACAACATCATTTGATTCTGGGAATGCTTGTATTTCAATTATGTTATTTTGACTTGCAGTAGATGTGATATTAATAGTATTCAAGATAACTTCACCCTTTTTATAATCAACCATACCTGCATCCTTTACAATAACTCTCTGCTCATTCCTATTATTCTTTGCAACCACACTAAGTGTACCTTTCATACTACCATCTAAGTTACCAGATAGATTTTTATTTGGAACATCAGTAATATATGCAGTATCAGTGAAACCCTCAATCGTAAATCCAGTACTCTTTACATTGTATCCTGCAGGGTTTATATTAAATTTATTACCAAAACATAACTCATACTGTGCAAATTGATTTAGAAGTGCCTTCAAGTCTCTTCTGATGATGACTTTGGTAATGTTAGAGGTAATACCATTGTCAATACGATCTATTAATGT